TTATCGCACTTTTCCTCATTGTATTCGACCTCACTCCAGTCTGACTCCTCGTGGTGCTCCATTGAAGCTTTTTTAATCCACTCAAAGTCGTTAGGTTCTGCGAACCTCCATTCCATTAATCCGAATGGTGTTTCTTCATTTTGTTTCGACGTGCTTTCATTTTTTCATCATGTCTTCGACCCTCATCGCTTTTCTGCTTTTTTTGTTTTTTAATCAGTTCCTTAGCACCCTTTCTTGCCTTGTCCAGATGCGTATCTTCTTTTTTCTTTGGTTTAAAATATCCGCTAACAGCTTTCGCAAGTTTTTTGTGCTGTCCTGATCCAACTGCCCAACCGGCCGCTCCCGCAGCTACGACATCCGCAATTCCTATTCCTCTTTTCTTCGTTGGTTTAGGGAATTTTGTTCCAGCCACTGCCGCTCTTCTTTTTAAAAAGTCACTAGCACCTTTTTTCCCTATTGTCCCCCTAACGTAAGGACCTTTGCCTCTTATGTCACCTTTTACTTTAGGATACAATTTAGCCATCTGCTCTTTCTTGGTTTTTCCCAAGGCTTTTAAGAGCCTGCTGGCTGATTCTTTTTTTCCCATTATGCTACTCCTATGACGCTTTCCTGGACCGTCTCCGATTGAGGATCCAATTGATTCATCATGTTATACATTCGTTTGGCGCCAGCCATTCTGTCGCCTCCTCCAAGATTTTCAACGGCCTTCGCCGTCATGACAAACTCCCCGTCTGAGAGTTTGGCGTCTATCACGTCATCCTTCGGACCGCCTGGGCCGTTGACGGCGCCCCCAGCATCCATTTCCAGTGTCGCGATTCCTCCGTCTTTCCAGAATCCTTCACCGGTATGGTAAGGGTTCTCCATCAATCCACCAAGAAGGTGTTCAGGAATTCCGTACATTTGCGCCAGCTTCCTTCTTTGATACATTCTTCTCGCTTCCTCCTTCTCCTTTACAGTAGGCTGTCCGGCTATCCATCCAGCCGTCTGCGATGCAACCGTTGGTAGATAGTCAGTGAAGGTTTCCCCTTTTTCAAGCGTCTGTCCAAGCAGATTCTTTCCTCCTTTTCCTACCTTGGAGTAGAAGTCAAAGTCTTCCGCCGGCATGTAGTCTATTTGTTCTGGAATAGTTGACTGAGTAGCGTCCCACGCGGTTTCCGGTCTCCAGCCTAAAATAGCATCACCTGCTTTATTGAATTCTGGATCTCCAACTCCTGTAAGCGCCATGTTTCTAGCTTTCGGGATGTCATATGTTTTTCCTCCAAGCACGTCCCACGCGTCAATCTTGGCAGGCTGTTTAAATCCTTTTGGAACTGACCAAGGACTGTAGGTTGGTTCCGCTGCGGGTATTGCAGGAATACGTCCCATAATTTTTCCGTATTCTCCACCGTATATTGGTTGAGATGCTACTGCTTCTCTTGCGGGAGTAAGTTCCTCTCTGAAAGTCTCATAAATACTTGGATCCTTTCCTGCGTATTGTTTATTGAAGGTATCTGCTGCCGCATTGGCTTTCATGAACGAGAACGGCATAGAGCCAAGTCCTGCGTACATCGCCGCTCTTCCAGGATGCTTATCGCGCATCATCAGCGCTCTGGTACCTCCAATAAGTGACTGCTCAATCGCGCTTCGAAGCATGGGGTTTTTGATTGTCCCAAACATGCCTCCTATTCCCAGATAAGGCATCACAGCACTCAACGCGAAAGGCGTTGCCATCTGCGCTAGAGGGTTCTTCATTAAGTCGCTAAAAAATCCCATTATGTTGTCCAACCTGAACCCATTTTACCCGGCATTCCTAATGCTGGATTTCCGTACCATTTATCACCAATCTTAAATGCAGGAAGATTATCCCAAGAATCATCTCCATATATCTGAAGTATGCTGTCCATGTTTCTATTAGGGTCTCCTAATATGTCTAACGCAACATCAGGGTCTAAGGCTTGCGCCATTTGTTGATATTCGTTAGTGCTTCCTATTCCCGTGTCGTTTCCTGCCTGAGGATATTGTTCTATACGATCAGTATTAGGGTCTACTGTTCTAAAAATTGCATCATCATAAACGCCACCATACATTTCATCAAAACTTCGTGGGTCCATGTAACCTTCCGTAAAAGTTGTTCTTTGACGTGGAGCACCTTCTAAATATCCATACTCATCCATTTCATCAGCCCTACGAGCATCTTCCATCATTCTCCAAGTACCACGAATTGATCTATCGTCCCTAAAATAATCAGGCCTATTAGCCATTTCTCCTGAACCTCCAGTTCCTATTCCTCTTTGACTAGGATCCATATGAGAATATCTAAATGATAAATCAGGTCTTCCTAACATATCTAAATTAGTAAAATTTTCTGGTCTTCTCAATTGTGATTTTTGTTGCAGTGCTCCCAGTCCTCCACCCATTCCTCTTGGATTAATGTGTCTCATCCTTGGATTAACGTGAGGTCTTTGAGGTGGTCCTTCCATTGGTGGTTGATTTAATAATGGTTGTCTGTTGGAAGGATAATTATGCGCTCTCTGTATCGCATGATCACCTGGATTTCTTACATCTAAACCTCGTCTTCCACTGTAATCAGTGTAAGCATAATCTCTGTCACTTCCTCCGAATCTATCTCTGTCTGCCATTAAACTTTCCCTACCACTCCTTCTAATAATTTATGAATCGCTACCTTGATCAGAACATCCTGTCGTATGTGTTCACGCTTGGTAGAAGTTGCAGGATCGTTTACATCGTCATCAGCTTCCTTCGCTGATCCGTATTCCTTACCTGTTTGCGTGTGAGTAATGGTGATTTCCGCGGGGACCACGATCTTGGGAACTTGTTCCCCGTTGATCTCCACGTATTCTATTACCGCATCATCATTTATAGGCATATTCTCTCCTTATAGCAAGTATTATCTTTATTTTCAACCATTATGAGATCTCCAGTATCGACAGATAGACATTCACCGGCTGCGCGTCATTGTTAATCTTCAGGGTATCGCCCG